GATTTGTTCAGCCAAATCACCGAAGAGACTCGGCATCCTATTAGCAAAGTCCTTCAGTATGCTCTGGAAAATACCTTTGATCTCCCACTGAGCATGTGGATTTAATGCACGTTGCTTGAACACATTCCTCCACTGCCTTAGACCGTAGGTACATTGCACCTCAGTCTTTGTGGCATTTGGCAAAATGTATCTGGCATCTTCAGGCTTAACACCATCAGCCCTATCATCCAGGTAATTCTGATAACACGCCAACACAACATCCAACCACCTACAAATTATACCTTCCGACAAAGCTTTAAGCGAGGGATTATCACAAACAATCCAATCACCATTAGGATTTCGCGCATATACTCCCTCTGGCAACAACGAACCCCCAGAACAAACATGTGGACAAATCACAGTAAGACAATCAGACTTACCATAGTCACAATACCTTTGTGACTCCTGAGAGTAGCTTGAATGTACACGGTGCCTTACCAACTGGTGACTCATAGCCCGTGATCCAATTACCTTGACAGTGATAGAACAATGCTCTAACACAGACTCATGCCCACTTCTGATTATCCTTTTGATAAACCCATCTGCACTATCATCAGTAATCCTATCCTCAGATTTGTAACAAATCCTACCAATCCTCTCCAACAGACAAGCGTATTGCTCCAACCACTCCCCAGAAGTTGTGAGAAACCAATGAGGATTAACTACTCGCAATTTATTTGCTTTAGTAACCACACAATCACCTACACTTTCATTTGACATTATGGTGGGCTTATGCACAATATGACACAACTTATCATTGAGTTCCTTGATCCTATCATACAACTCATCTGATTCTGCCCCACCACACGTACACACCATCTCCCTTTCCAATCGCCAAAAACGACCATTGAAACCAAGCTCAGGTAACGCCACAAACTCACTACACCGCATGTTAGTATTGCGACCAACAAAAGGAGACTCTGAACTAGGATCAGCACCACCATACTCAACGAGCAGCTTATACACTTCTAAAGCCTCAGTCTCAGTCAACACTTGATCATCAGGTCTTTTAGACATCTACCTCACTCACTCCTTTCTCGCTTTTAATCTTCACATACTTACCAGCACCATCAATCAACTCATCGTTATGAGATACAATAACAAACTGAGCATCGAACGTCTCACACACCTCTTTAATCATAGTCACAAGCCTATACGTGTTATCTCTGCTAACAAACCGGAAAGGCTCGTCACAGATAAAAACAGGCTCAGTCCTGGGCTGACTCAAGATCCACATTATGATTCGTAACGCAAATGAAATCACATCAATGACACCACCCCCAATTTCGGACTTTGGGTCCAACCTGTTTCCACCCTTAACAAGCCACATCCTAGCCTCAGATCGACCTCTCTTCACCTCGTAGTCTAACTCAAAGCTATACTCATCCCCGTAAACGATAACAAGGCACAATGACACAGCTTCCTCAATGAAAACCTTGATCTCCTGGAGAGTAGCCATAGTAACCGCATTCACAATCTCTTTCGACTTGTCAATTATCTCAACCTTGTCCCTGCATTCAGCAAGACTTTTCTCAGTATCAGCAATATCAGCATCCAAAGAAGCCAGAACTGTTTTCTGAGCCACAAAAAAACTTCGATACTTTGAGTCCATTTCAACCTCCTGACTCCGAGATACCCATGATCTCATCGAGCACACCCTTCACATCACCCAACTGTTCATTTCCAGATTCAATCTCTTTCCGTATTTCCTCCAGCTTCTTGTTTCCCTCATCAACAGAGCCAACACTAAACTCACTCTTAAGCCGCTCCATAGCGCCATCTCGGCGCTCAGTTAGCCTGACCAAATCCTTTTCAGCCTTATCCTTGCTACTCTGACACTCTTTTATCCTAGACCTCACATTATCAACCAGACTCATTACCATGCTCCTCTACAACTTGGAGAATCAAATCCCTAACCTTAGGATCAGTCTTCTCAATTTCAAAAAACCTATTCAGGTTATCACGAAAACTAGCTTGCACACAATCATCCGCACGCAGACGATCTATGAACGCCATTACGGATTCATCACAAGCATCCTCCTTAGTAAACTGTTTATAAAACACCTCATCTGATGACTGATGAGATATTTCATGAAACCCAATACAACGTGTATCAGTATCATAAACAGCACACGCTGGTTTCAACTGCCTGTCCATAACACTACAAGTCTGCCTAACTAAACAACCAACATTCACGATAGTCCTCTCACCTGTGTCTGCCAAAAACCTGTAATGATAATCACCACACAAGATCAGCTTATACCCACTATGCTTGACCAAAAACCCATCAGGATTTATTAGCTCATGTCCTGACCACAATTGCTTGTCCCCTATCATCTCATGAACTACAAGAATGGCATCACCAGATGGTTTAGGAATAGTCTGAGAAAAGGAGGCCCCGTAAATACGCTGATCCCCAACCTCTAATGGCACATCATCGAGTATTTCAAGTACACCAGCAGAAATCATAACTGAAATAGCACTACGCTCAACACTCTCAAGAGAATGCATAGATATATCATGCTGACCAAGCACACAATGGATAACAACATCCGCTGATCTCAATGCCGTAATATAAGCACTCAACAGTATATTCGGTGGCCTTGGGCTATTAAACAAATCACCTGCCTGCAAAAGCAGGGAGCATCCTTCCGTCTTGTACACATCCAAGACAGCACAGAATTTATTGTACTGCGTTCTGAAGAAATCATCGGTCCTACTAGACGGGCCTCTGTAACGCAGATGAGTATCACCAAGCAACAGAATTTTCATTTCACTTGCCTCTTCAATCTAATAACATCCCACTCATCCTGCGTAAGACCACAAAGAATAAATCCTGGGCCTCCGATAACTTCAGTATCAACACGAACACCATCCATCGTAGCCCCATGAAAAATAGCAGAAGTCCATTCTCCAGGGCCTATCTGCTTACCACATATATCAGCCCCCCGAAAATCAGAATTACTAAGATCTGCCTTACTGAAATCCGTCCCCTCCAGATTAGCTCCATAAAATATACCATTACAAACAACGGCTTCTTCAAAACCGGCTCCTTGAAGTTTTGCATTTCTGAAAGAGGCTGAATCAAGATTAGCTTTACAAAAATTCACTCGACAAAGAGTTGCTTCACCAAAATCAGATCTCACTAAACATGCCCCACTAAGATTAGATTCTAAAAGATTAACCCCATAAAAATCCACCTCATTGAGAACCGCTCCCTGAAGATAAGACTCACGAAAAAAGGCTCCCCGTAATTTTGCTCTCTGAAGATCTGCTCCCTGAAGATTAGCTAGATCAAAAGTAGCCCCAGTGAGATTTGACTCATAAAAGCACACCCGCTGAAGATTAGCTCTAGTCATATTTGCTCGTACTAGACTCACTCCACGGAGATCTTGCCCACAAAGATCCGCTCTAATAAGAGATACCCCACTTAGATTTGATCCACGAAAATCCGTATTCCTAAATACTGTATCTGACATTCTTGCTTTATTGAGATCAGCATCCCGAAAATTCACCCCGTCAAAAAGCACCTCCCGAAAATCCACTTCCTGAATATTTGCTCTTGAAAAATCTGCTTGGCAAAGGATTGCCCCGCAAAAATTTGCACCCGAAGCATCCACACCACTAAAGTCTGCACCATGAAAATCCTTCCTATGCAAATCCATTCCGACCAAAGTGGGACCATCAACAGACAAAAGAACTTCTCCTGTATTCTTACGCTTAATCTCCACAACAAGTCTCCTTATTCATTTCACTACTCATTTCAAATTCTCCACAGCAATTTGCTTATGTTCATCATCAAGCCCAGTTTCACACACAGGACACATATCCATATCAGCTAATAGCTCAGTCCACACACCATCTAGATTCTCCTTAACCTTCTTCACACCACCAAGAAGCGTATCAACTCCTTTGATTTCTGTTAACAATAATGTAAGATCAGAATAAGACTTCTGCAACAATCCAATCCCAACAACATCTTCTTCCACATGCTCTACCGCAGCAGCAAATCCAGAAAAACGCTCAACTATAGCGTTAACACCAACAAGCTCATTCTCAACATTAACACAATCACCAATAGCCCCTAACAAAGCATCTTTTATCCTGATACTTTCAGACAACTTATCGGTTATACAAGATGCAACAGAAACAAGACCATCCAGATTACTATAACGACTTAAGCTAGACTCACACTCACACACATCAGATTCAAACGAACCTGCAAACGCCAAAAGTGGCCTCAGCCCATCATGTGACTCTTGCTTTTCTTTCTGATTCTTCTCTAGTTCCTCAGCAGTACCCAAAGTAGATTCAAAGTCACCAAGCAAACCAAAAACTGGATTACTCCTCTTATCATTCGCACGATTTAACCTCTGCTCAAGTGTTGCTATCTCACTGTTGTTTGCTTTGCCAAGTGCAATCAATGCGACGATAACACGATCAGCCTCCTCAAGATGTGTCACAGCATTAATTGTTTGCGCTGCCTTACCGGGAGTATCTAAAATCATGAAATGGGGATCGAGTTGTGTCTGCACATTCAACTCACCCATGTTCAAAAGCTCTTGCAGTCTCTCAGGCACACCAGACCCAGGAGCCTCCGACAACTCTCCATCAACCTTATACGAGTTTACACCCGGACCCCTCTCCCGCTCGATAAGCACAATCCCATCTTTGGTAACGATCTCCAACTCTACCTTACAAGTACTCTCACCTGTGTGTATGAATGAGGTTCCTAACGGACGATTCGTTCGTACCCATTCAAACGCACGAAACACAGAACTTTTTCCCGAGTCAGTTGAACCAATAATTACCGTATCGCCAGCACCAAAATCAATCTTCGTATCTTTGTGACCTTGAAAGTTGGTCAGCTTAATGCTCTTAAGCATCGGATGATTCCCTTTCTACAAAACGAACAAACAAAACATTGCATAATACATCATCAACACCTGAACCATAACGATAGTTATTATGATCATAAAAACACGCCAGAACTGCCATCCACCCATCAACCTCAAATGGCTTAACTAGTGTAGCAAAACTTTCCAACCCATATGTATCTTCACTCCCTTCTTTGATCCACACATCAGCATGGATCTCCTCAAATTTCTCTTGCTTTACCATACCAGAATAATCGGAATTTCGCAAACAAAACTTACATGATACAAGTCTTTTGAGAAACAAAACACGATAAACATCAGATGTCAAATGATCATAATGATCCCCAGTTATGCCTGTACACAAAACAACCCCTTTATTCAAACAATGATTATGCATACCAACCTAACGCCCCCAACATAATCACACCCTATAATTCCTAATCCAAGTCAAGACACTGTTAGCTAGATCAACATCATCCATAAGCGAGTCATAGATTGCCTCATCAACAGAATCTTTGGCCAGAATATCAATCACAACACATGACTTCGTCTGACCAAACCTATGCACCCTACCAATCGTCTGCATCCTTACCGCCGCTGTTGTCATCGCGTTAGAGTAGTTGATAACAACATTGGCTACCTGCAGATTCTGACCCTCTCCTCCTGACCTAGGATGTGCCACCAACACATCGACTTCTGGGTCATTCTTAAATGCATCTATCTGATCATCCTTCTTCTTGGTTTCCCCCCTCAAACTAGAGAACCTGACTTTCTTCTTCTTCAAAAAGTCCTCGATGATCCTACCTTCCTCAACAAACGAATGGAAAATGATACACTTCCCGGTTACCTCCAATAGACAATCCCAAAGACCCTCCAACTTTGGATTCTTCGATAACCTAGATGGTCCTTTACTACCTATCACAAAGCCACCAGAAATCTGTCTTAACTTAGTGGACAGATTACCAACTGTGCTTGGATTTAATTCACCCTTCTTAAGTTTGACCTTCAAACCAGATACAATTCGATCAATCATTCGCCGCTGTTCAACACTCAGTTGCACCTCACGCACCTGACTTACTAACGAAGGAAGATCAAAACAGTCTGCTCGCTCAAACCGAATCACCTTACCGGATATCCTCTGTAATACCTGCTCCCTTGATTCCTTTTTCTCATGCCACTTGGTGATCTTCTTGCCACCAGCAACTCGCAACTGATATGGACTAAAATACTTTTTGAGATACGACATATAGGATTTACCTAACGTCTTACCCCCGTCCAATACCCAGAACTGAGACCACAGATTCTCTAACCCTGTGCGTATGGGAGTACCAGTAAGCATCAACACATACTTCATATGCCTAGCCAACACATAACCAATCTTGGTCCACATGGCTTTGTGGCTCCCAAACCAATGACACTCATCAATAACCATACAATCAAACGGCAACTGCCCAAAACTGTCCACTATCTCCCGTGATCTTTTGCCATCCCTATCAGCCATCTTGGAAAACAACACACTCAAAGAATCATAATTAACAATATACACATCAGCCTCACACTGATACAAATCCAATGATCGACCACCAGCATATGCAGTCACCTCAACGTAACTAAGATTTGTATGGATACTTATTTGCTCTCTCCACGATCTGATTACTGACGCCGGACACACTATCAGAACAGCCTTACATTTCCACATAGCCGCAGTGTACAATGCAGACAATGACTTACCAGTACCAATGTCAGACCACTGCATAGAGCAGCCATCAGGATCGTCTATAGCAAACTGCACACTCTTATACTGATGATCCATAGGATCTGTTTTCAAAACAATATCACGCATCACTCACCAATCCATGAGTTCAAGCAAAATTGACCAATGTCAAGGTTATACAACATAGTACATCCGACATTCATAGCACCACTTCTATTAGCAACAACATTCATTGACATCATATCTAATTCTTCCATCTTCTCAGTCTGACAAATAGCTAGAGCCAGATCCACATTACCCGCCTTCCTCTTATCCTCAGAAAAATCAGACATCTTAATACGCCGCTTCTTGATCGCTTCAACAGTAACCTGTGATGCTGTCATAACCAGAATGTTCCGCTCATCAGCAATCGTTTTGTGCCCCAAATACAAATTATTCAACCCATGCCTTTTCTCATCGAATTCAGATGTAAAAGACATGATGTCAGCATAGTCGTTAATCAACACGTCTGGAACAAAATCCTCAAACTGCTCAAGATAATCAAGAAACCTGTTCAACTCTTCCATAGTACATGTATTGATCGGATATTTCTTAATGATTAGACGCCCACCAAAACGCATCATCACATCACGCGATTTGCTCACTGCATCTATATCGTAAACAGATGGTCTTGTATCAACTATCGTATCAAACTTGCCGCTTTCATCACGAGTCTTTATCTTTACCTCCTTAGGCTCTTTCTCATTTACCATGGCCCCCCACATCATGTCCATACGCATCTCCACCTCTATCTCTGTCAGTTCATGGGTAACAAACAGTACCTTGAGCCCATGCACCAATGCTACCTTTGCGGTATGCAGTAATGCCCATGATTTGTTTCCCTTGTATCCCCCCATAATACACACAAACCTAGACCTACTATACCCACCAATGAGCTTGTCCAGAGCATCTATACCAGTAGACATAAGATAATCCGGGCCATCCCCACGATTCTTCAAATTGTTCCTGTCCTTTATGTAATCTAAGCCTATATTCTCATGCTTAATACCAACCTTGAACGCTTCATACATTATTGTCTTAGCTTGATCAAACTCACCATCCTTTACCAACTCAGCGCAGCGTATTACAGCAGACTCTAGTTCTCTGCATTGCACAAAGTCATTTACTTGCCTTATCACATACTTATAATCAGGAGGATTGAGTGCTTGAACTTTCTTGAGGTACTCAGAATAAAACGGCCTGTCTTTTTCAGGTATATCTACCAACCGTTTTATCAGTTCGTCGTGGAAGTGGTCCTTTGGCGCTCGCTTGAACGTGTCCCAGAAATCATAGACGATCCTGACACAGTTGGCACACACCGAACTGCTGAAAAAATCCGGCAGCAAGTCCGGTCGCACAAGCCCCAAAAATTCGTCCGATGTAATACACAAA